GGTACCTCGAGCGGTGTGACATCGCAGCCACACCCGGGAGGAGGGCTAGTCCCCCGCCCTTCCGGTCCGCCGGGGCCCACCTTACGTACGAAACTCATGTTATTTTACATTGACTTTCAACAATAAAATGCTGCGAATTATGGAGCTGTTAGTCTCCAAAATCCTAACACTTTATTTGCCAAAAGCAATGGAACAACATGGTCACTTAATAGGACCTTACTTTAGCTCTCTGAGTAAACTCATAGAGACTCGAGGTATGGCTGCTACAGTTAAGTACGTGAAAGCTTCACGTAACTGCTGTATGCGTGTCATTACCGGTGAGCCTCTTGAGCGTGAGGAGGGGATAGCATTAAAGGATGGATGGCCAGTGTGGCTGTCCTCCTTGAAATGTCTATCCGATACTAAAGAAGGATTACAAATACTCATGACACTTTTATTAGTGTTACGAGGAGTAATTCTTCCTCCAGTATTAGATATTTCTCCTATCGTAAGCAAATGGGGTGGTTCCGATTCTATTACAGAAAAAGAATTAACCCATGCTTGCCGTAGGTTGGGTATCTCCCCTCGAAGGTGTGAATGGAAGTCTTTCCATATGTCCACTAAATCGGGTCCTCAAGGTCAAGCTCTATTAATGTCTTTGACCGAACTGGCCTTGCTTCCTCTGGAACTAATAGCAGATATTAAGCTATTAGGAGGAAGTAAGCTCTCTTCGATCTTGGACAAATTAGTAGAGAAGACCTTGGGGGACTACTCGATTGTGGATATATGGCAGACCATATTCCCACCCCGCTCTCGGAGTTATCGTAAGATAACCTATTTTAGCGACAAGGAGGGTAAAACAAGGGTAATTGCAATTCTTGATTATTGGACACAGACCGCTCTTCGGCCTCTTCATGATTCCTTAAATGGAATCCTAAAGAGAATCCGTAGCGACTGTACCTTTAATCAGAATCACTTTCTCACTTGCTTACCTTCCCTAGGTCCGTACTACAGTCTTGATCTGTCCAATGCTACAGATAGAATGCCTCTGCAATTGCAGAAACGGGTTCTATCCAAGGTGATTGGAACAGAGAAAACTGAAGCATGGGCCCGACTACTGGTAGGGCACGAGTATACAGTCCGTGGGTTGAACAGTACTATAAATTATGGTACTGGCCAGCCTATGGGTGCATATTCGTCATGGTGCGCAATGGCTTTAACACATCATGTCTTAGTGCAAGTTTCCGGGATGAGGGCTGGTTACCCCCATTTCTGGGACTATGCAATACTAGGAGATGACCTGGTTATTGCCAATGCAGCCGTTGCAACAGAATATCGAAAACTGCTTCTTGAACTCGATATGCCCATCTCTGAAGTAAAGACGCATGTGTCAAGTGACACATACGAATTTGCCAAGAGATGGATTCATAAAGGGCAAGAGATTACAGGGTTCGGTATATCTGGTCTTAGATCTGTCTGGAAGAAGTATTCTCTTCTTTCAAACTATCTGGAGACGCAACAGCACCATGGTTGGAGCCTCTCACTAGATGAGCACCCGGACCTGATCCGAGCCATATATAGTATTTATGGTCGTCCTGCGCAAGCAGAGCGAGTCATAAAACTATACATGGTGTTCAACTCGCTGGCGAAAGCCAAGATGTCGAAGGACTATTCTGAATTGTTAACCACAATATCAAAATGGTTCCCTGGGCACCTATCTTCCGAGCAACTTCATTCATACGTGAATGAAGACTTAGCTAAGTTTGGTAAAACAATCTTAGTTAAGGCTAAGAAGAGGCTTGTTGAACGGGATCTTGAGAATTTTCAAAGAGATGCTTATATTGTCAATGACAAGATAAATAAACATTTCTCCGAGAAATTCCCAGGCTTGTCTGGTCAAGACTACCGAGCACTATTGAGAGACTTGTCACCTTTGGTACAAGTATTGAATTCTCTCATTGATGAATCTATGAATTTACTACTCATAGCTTTGTCAGGAGAGGAACCCGCTCCAGAATTCTATTTAGAATCTGGTTTGAGTAAATACTTTGTTTCCAAAGGAGTCTTCTCAATGCGTGCCTCGCACTCCATCGCTTTAGCAGATAGTGTGGTCGTCAAAGTTATCCTTGATCTCCTTCGGGAGGCCAAGGGTGACCTCGTGACTATGTCTACCGCCTAGGCAGTGAAGTAGCGGGCCTGAGTAATTAGGCCTCTCTTTGATGCTAGTGATACTCTTTCAGGAGCCAAAGTACCCAAATTAGTACCTTGGGTAGTCTCCTGCGACAAGCCACTAGTCTCTCGCTGAGAGGGTCCCTAATCCCATAGTAGAGCCTCTTTCCTTTCGCGGGGAAAGGGGATAA